CGGGACGCTGTTGTCTGGCAACTGGTTGTTCAGCCTGCTGGCTGGCGAAGCGTCGCGGAAATTCATCACGCAATCTTCGGTCTAACTCAGTATAGTACTCTTCAGTACTGGGGTCAACACCTTCGTCCTCAATTAAAGTCTGGTGAATACCCCATGCTGCATACGTTAGGGTTCTATCCTGACCAAACCACGAGTTTTCTGCAGCCCATTTTTCAGCCCTAGGGCTCGGTTTTGGGCGCTGTGGCTGTTGCTGTTGTCGTTGTTGCTGCGGCTGTTGAGCTTGGGCGGCTCGTTCTTCCCGCATCGTCTCTTGTTGTTGAAGATATGCGGCAACTTGCCTCTGCTCATACGCCAATTCACCTAAACGCTGCTGAGCCTCAGTTTCTGTATCAATATCGCCCTCTTCACGAGCTTTTTTGATAATCTGACGCAGGGTAGCCTGCTGTGTCTCTAAACGAGTTTTAGTTTCATTAAGACGGCTATAGTCAGTGCTCACTAATTTCTGCTGTAGCTCTTGCGTTTGGTTTTGCAAACCTTTGGCGTATTCAATAGCGGCCTGTTCACGGCGCTCAGCCTCCCGCATCTTGGCGGTAAGCTTGGCAATACGCTTCTGAACAGCCTCGCTGACAGAATCTAGCTCGTCTTTTTGGGCCTGTTTCTCTTCAACTGCAGGGGCTTCTTGTTCAACCGAAACCTCTGATGCCTCATTTTCCTTTTCATCCTCCAAGGAGATTTCGGTCTCCTTTTCTTCGGCCCCTAAGTCAAACTCTAATTGATCATCTGGTGTAGTGTTTCCCATAGCTTACCTCACATGTGCAGAATGTCATCTGGGTTGCGAATAGTGGCAAGAATCTCATCATCATTAAGGATTCTGATCTCCCCACCATCGATATTCATCCTAGCCCCTGCGTAGCGGCCAAAGATGATCCAATCGCCCTCCTTGCACCATGCTCCATGAGGAAATTTCACCTCATCCGCATAGGCAAGTGGACCTACCCGCAGAACATAGCCCGCAGTGGTACTCAACTGCTGCCGTTCAATGGTCTGATCCGCCAGAGCAATGCCGCCTTTTGACTTTGCGGCTCCTCTGTAGGGCAAAATAATGATTCGCCAACCGGTCGGTTTGGGAATTCGGTCCAAAACCGAGCCTTCCAGCTTGTCTACCTGCAATCCGCCTTCATTGTCATAGGCATCAGTGAGACTTGGCTGTTTTGTAGCCGCCTCATCTGCCCATTTCTTCTCCAGCGCGGTAAGTTCCATATTAAAGGGTCCTTAATCTTCGGGATACTCACTTAAAAGACGATTTACTACGTCTTCCACGAATTTGTAGCCCTCTAGACGACCCATCATGTGCTTGTATTGAGCTATATCCGCTATGCGACCACTCAAAACCTGCTCCTCCGCCTCGCGTTTAAGCTGGCGGAGCTCTTTTCGCAGTTTTTCAGTGAATTCAAGCATGGATTAATCCAATGAAGCGAACAAAACGGGCCTTGTTCGATAGCCACAAACTGACTATACACCAAAATTACGCTAGTTTCACCTTTTTGAACGCATCTTTTCGATAAGTGTACGAAATTTTGCCCTTTTCTACCGGCATTTCGCCCTTTTTAGCGTACTTTTTGGCTTTAGCAGGCGCTTTTTCCACCTGCTTTTCCATCTTACTGCGGGAAATTGCCACGGCGACTCTCCATTTGTCTCATGCTAAGCTCTGCTCGTTGATCAGCAATGGCTTGTTGCAACGCCAACTTTGCTTGGTCATTCTGGACATCATTCTGCTCGCGTTGAGCATCCAACTGAATCCGAGCTTGGTCAATCTGAGCTTGCGCTTGGTCACGCTGAGCACGTTGCGCCAGTTCTTGCTTTTTAAGCTCAACTACTGGGTCAGGCTTTTCTTTGTCCGCCCCAGACAGCTGGTTCTGTAGTTGCTTGACCTCTTCGTAAAACTCAGCCACCTTCAAGGCTACCATTGCTTCACGTTGAAGCGCAGAAACCATATGGTCCGGATCAGTCCCATATTCCTTGAACAACTCGGCCTCTACGTCCTCCTCGGCCTTCAACCGAACATGGTCCAACAAATGCTTGAGTAGCGTCGAAGCCACTGTTGGCATCTGTGCAACCATGGGGGACAAAGCAAACAGAATGTGCGCCCGCATGTGGGCATCATGCTGTTGACCAGCATACGCTTTGAGCGGGGAACCATCCAACGCCTGAGCATTCTCGCTTGCCGGGTCCTTTGGCTTGTCAATGTCTTGGCTATTCAAGATTCCATCAACGTCCCGCACCCCAATCGCCTCATACATCCTACGATACGCCTCGTAGAGGTTATGCATTTGAGGTGCACTCTGCGCCAATTGAAGCTGGGTTTGGGCCATCGTAATACGCTGGGCCACCGAGAAGATGTTGGGGTCAGACACCGGCAGAATATCAATCCGGTCATCAAAGTCCAAAGCCTTAATGGTGCGCGACTCACCCGGCACATCGTACGGATACTCCTCTGGCAAGTAATCAGCAAAGCCCTGCGCCAACAGCTGAAACTCCAGCTTCTGGCTGTAATGCAAACGCTTGTGGATCGCCGACATTACGCTGGAACCCTTCTCCAACAACGCAATCGTCGTGCCCACCGCAGCATTCTGATTGCTGTCGCCTACCTGCAAATCGGTAATCGACGCCATCCGACGCCCTGCATCCACACAGAAACCCAACAACGCAAACAGCGTCTGGCTCGGCTCCTTATACGGCAGCGGCAGGATTGACGATTGCAACTCTGCCCCGCCAGCATCCATATCACGCCACTCACCCGGCTGCAGCGCCTGATCATCATTCATGATCCGAGCGCCCTTAGCCTTAAAGCCTGCAGGCAAGTTAGACAACGTGCCCGCATCCACCAACTGACGCAAAGCAGCAGAAGCCGTCTTGGACAAACCGCCAATCAACTGCAAGAAACCAAGCCCATAGGCCCCCGGCCCTTGGACCAGCAAATAATGGACATAATACTCAAGGCGTTCCTTGCGCCCGTCGTTTTCTTTCCAGTTACGACGAACACCCACCACGTTGCCGGATGCTTCATCAATGGTGATGATGTAAGGCAGTTTAATGCCGGTGGGCTCGCCATCCTCGTCAACATCCTCAAACCCCGGCAGGTCATAATCCACTTGGAACTCAAGCAGCATGACATCCGTTTCTTCCCCCGCAGGAGAAACCCCCGTCACCTTGTTGACGCTGTCCTGAATTTGAGTTGGGGACGACTCTTCCTGCTCCTCCGCTACATCCAAATACCGCCCAGCAACAACAGCTTTGCGATATGCGTTTGAAGACATGTAGATTCGGTTCGTGATGCGCTCGCATTGCGCCATGACCGACGAGCCGTGATACGGAATGTACAGATCATCCGGCAAAACCAAACAACTGACCATGCGGCCCTTATCCGCGTCAAAGTACACCTTTTTAAACGCCGAACCTCCGTAGCCAACATAAAACAACAGTTGGTCAAAATCAGGCGTGTACTCTTCCATCACCGTGGTGACCTGATAGTTCATAAAGTCACGCACCCGGTCAGCCTGCATCTGCTTCTCACGGGAAATCTTACCTAGAACTTGAGTACGCACAGGTCCGCCAGATGGCATCAATTCCTTAAGCGCTTGAGACTGGAATTGCACAATGCTCTCAGACAACAACGGGTGGTACACGCCACACGCGCCCTTGAATGGCTTGGTCCGCTCTTCCATAGAAAAGCCCAACAGCTCAAGGCCCTTGCTGTACTGCTCTTCCCAGTCCTCACGCGACGACTTGTCCGCCTCAAACAACGCCATCAAGTCCACAGAAACCATAGACAAGACATCATCGGGCAGGACTTCGGCTAGGTTAGCATCGTAGGGGACTTCACTGTCGTCTTCCTCGCCAATGCTGACGGTCGCGCCACCTTCCGGGTCGATCTCAATCTCAATCTCCGGCGGCTCACCTTCACCAGCCATCTCGATTTCAACGACTTCGCCCTCAGGCAAGTCCTCAGCTACAGTTGCTTTTTCAAT